GAGGGAAGACGCAGCCTGGCCGATGGCATTCAACAGGGATGCTAAGAAAGAACTCATCAGATGGTCGCTCCTTTCATGCGGTTCATGCCGTACAGCCGGATTTTTTCGACGAGCCTTTCAGCGACGGCGTCAATGTCCTGCTCGCTGCGGACATTCATGGTATCAATGCGGATGGTGATACCGCCGCTGCCTGCGTTCATGGCCTGGCGGAGACTTTCATCATGGGGTACGACCGTACTGCCGTTGGGCAGGTGTACCAGTTCGCCCCGGCGATCTTCATTGATGACGGCAAAGCCGCCACGAAAGTTCTCGACGCCGCTTTCAAAGTGGCTGATGCTTGGGATATCAAATCCCACATGGGTCGGCGCCCCGCCCGTAAGGGACGGAATGTCGATGGACAGACTATTGACGCTGGCAATGAGTCCGTTCACCTGGTCGATGACCCAGTTCACGCCGCTACGGAAAGTATCCTTGATGCCTTCCCAGATATTTGAAGCAGTCTGGCTGATGGCATCCATGGCATTGTCCCAGGCAGAACTGATCCAGTTCATCCCCGCACCGACGGCGTCCGACACCGCCTGGATGGCTTGTTCGATATACCGCGAAACCGTATCCCAGTTTCTCCAGAGGAGATACAGCCCTGCGATGATGGCCGCGATGACAATCAGGATGGGATTGGCCATCGCTGCTGCGCCGACTGCCCGGATGATCGTAATCATCAGCCTGCCCACTGTCAGGAACGTACTGCCCATGCCTTTGGCAACGATGGCGATGCCTCTTGCCACCGTGATGAGGCCCTTGAACTGGGCAGCCAGATACTTCGATACGCTCCCGGCCTTGCTGATGCCTGCGGCGATGGAGCTGAACGTCCCGAAGGCCCGTCCGCCTATCGTCAGCACCCGTCCCAGAGTGGAACCGAAGAGCTGGAAAGTCACGATGCCAAAAGCTATCTGGCCGATCAGCGTCTTCTGCTCTGGCGTCAGCGACCGGAACCAGGCCGCCAGTTCCTTGACGCGCATCGACATGGCCTTGAAGTACGGCGTAAACGACACCGCTAAATCCATCCCGGCATTCTTCAGCTGGTTCATGGCAATCTGCATCTGCTCCGACGGGGTCAGCATCTTCTCATAGGCTTCCCGGGTCATGCCGGCAGATTTCGCCATCTGATTCATGACCTTGTCGAAATCCCCGGCTCCCTTGCCCGTCAGGACCAGGATGCTGTTCAATCCCTCGACGGAGCCAAAGAGCTGGGCCATCTGCTGGGCATCACCGCCCGTGGCCCGCTTCACTTCGCCCAGGAACTTCACCCAGCCCACGCTCTGCAGATGAGCCGCATTGAACTCAAGACCCAGGGACTGAGCCAGCTTCGCCGCTTCAGCAGACGGCTTCAGGATGTTGCTGTAAGCCGCCTTGAGTCCGGTAATGGCCTCGCTGGTCCGGATGCCGTTCTTGGTCAGGACGGCAATGGAACCAAACAGTTCCTGGGTACTGACATTGAGCTGTGCCGCAATGGGGATGACGTTGCCCATGGACTGAGCCATCTCGCCAAAGGATGTCTTGCCAAAGTTCTGTGCCAGGAGCATCTGGTCCGTCACCGCCGTGGCTTCTTCTGCCGATTTCCCATAGGCATTGAGGACGGTCGTGACGCCGTTTACGGCAGTCGTCGTATCCGTGAACCCGGCCTTGGCGACAATGGTCATATCCCGGACGAAACCTACAGCATGGCCGACATCGACACCCGCCGAGATGGCCTGGTAGACCGATTCCGAAAGGTCGGCGACGCCTGCCCCGGTTTCATCGCTGACAGCACGGATTTCATCACTGACCTTCTGCATGGAAACGACTGTCGTATCCACCAGGGTTGAAATTTTGGCGATGCCGCCCGCAAAGTCGCTGTGCAGCTTGAAGCCTGCCGTCGCAGCCGCCAGGATGGGTGCCGACAGCAGGGCCATCTTATCTGACAGGCCGGAAATCCTGCTTCCCGTCTGCTCGATGCTCTTTGCTGTCCGTTTTTGGATGCGTTCATGCTCCGTCAGCTTGTCCGACAGACCACTGACCGATTGTTTCGCCGCCGCCATCTGGGTCTTCATGGTCCCCAGGCTGGCATTGACACTCCGCACCGTCGGTGTGAACAAATCCCGCAGCCGGATGGCGGCATCGATGACGTTATTGGCCATGCTGTTTCACCTCACTTTCCACCATCTGCCTCACCTTCTTATTATCTGCCTCATTTTATGTTAAAATGAGGCAGATAATAATGACAGAAACAGAAAAATAAACAGTTGCTTTTTTCCTTTTATCTGATATACTTAGTTTAGAGGATGTAATACATGTATTACTTAGCTAGGAGGGATACTTATGGGCACTATTTCTCTCAGGGTCAGCGACGATGAAAACAAACTTATTCAGAGCTATGTATCCGCGAATAACCTCAATCTTTCTTCATTCATCCGCAATCTTGTTCTTGATAAAATTGAGGATGATATGAGACTGGATGAATCCCGCATTCTTCGTGCACGAGAGCTTCTGAAGAAAGAGAAAATGTATGATCATACCGAAGTCTGGAAGGAGCTCGGCATTTGATGTACCAGGTGAAATTTTCCGAGCATGCGGTAAAAGAACTGAAAAAACTGGATAAATCTACAGCCCGTGTCATTAAAAACTGGGTTCTTAAGAATCTTGTTGATACAACAGACCCAAGAATGCACGGTAAAGCTCTTACCGGAAATCTCAAAGGAATATGGCGCTACCGAGTTGGAGATTATCGGCTCTTTGCTGAAATCCATGATGATAAGCTGATTATCTTTATTTTTGAAGTCGCTCATCGGCGAGAAATTTATATGCGAAAGTAAACAGCAGACGGAATCAATCGTCTGCTGTTTTCTTTTGTTCTTCTATCTCATACCGCACAAAGGCGTACAGCACCTGCCGTTCGCCGTATCCCAGTTTCATGACCGCTGACGGCAGCAGGTGATGCTCCCGGAACAATAGATACATCGCCTGCACCTCGCCATCGGTCCGAATCAGTTTTTTACGGCTTTGTCCGCCTTTTCCTGGGTTGTATAGCCGTTAAGTTCTGTAATCTGTGCCGTAAGGTCGGCAATCTCGCCTGCCAGGAAGAGCTTGCGGATGATGTCACCAGGAAGTACGGCCCCGAATTTTTCCAGCAGATCCTTGTTCTTGAGGTCCGGATCGGCAATCCCCGCCAGGAGCGTCTGGGTCTGCATCTGATAAATGTCGATATTGTCGGCGCTGCCGTTGGTGAAGTCCACGGCCATCTTCTGGATATCGGCGTAGCGTTCCGGGTCGATGGCCCGGAGCGTGATGATAAAATCGAATCCGAACAGCTTCGAGAGCCGTTCCATCTTCACTTTCTTTTCAGGCCGTTCGGCCAGCTTGTTCACTATATCTGCTTTCAGCAGTCGGTCTACCATATTCATGTGCTTGTTCTCCTTATGCTAAATCCAAGAGATCCCAGTCTGAGAAAGTGAAGCTGTAGCTTTCCTCGCCCATCTTATCGACTTCCCAGTCCGCCAGGATCAGGCTGTCAAAGGTCGCATCCTTGATGACGATGCGTTCGCTGCCAATGGCGTCCTTGTCATCCAGGACGGAGACGATGGTCACGACGGTCTGCTTGCCCGCCTTGATGTTGTCGTTCATCTTCTTGATCATGTAGCTCGAGACTTTATGGAGCTTCAGCTGCCCTTTGCAGTCATAGCCCGTGACCTTGTAGCCCTTGCCGACATGGCGGAGCATCTTCACTTCTTCCTTGGTCAGCGTGACCTCGGCCTTGAAAGCCGTGGCTTCGGCCATGAGGTCGCCGTCGATATAGAGGTCGGCATATTTGCCGTTCATCACCCGTTTGGCTTCCATGCTGTTCACTGTACTTCACCTCCTCAGATATTGACGGCAATCGTGACATCTTCCATGGCATCCAGGAGCGAAGCATCTACGGCGATGAAGACATTGCTGCCTATGTTGGCCAGCTTGATGTCCATATCGGACATGTCTGCCAGTTCCTCTTTCGTATATTTGCCATTGGATGCCAGCCAGATCTTGGTGGATTCCACATCGATATAGGCTGTGTTCTGGTCCTGTTCCAGCAGCCCTTCCTGGGCCAGCTGGTCAAGATACCCCTGGATGGCCGTCACCAGGAGGCAGCGGTTCGCATAGCTGTTAGCATATTTCCCGAGGTAATGGTCCTGGGCCGTCGTGCGGATGTCGTCGTGCATCATATCCATCAGGTCCACGAGCTTGATTTTCTGGAAGCTCGTCCCCTTATCCTGGACGGTGGTCACCAGGGAATTGATGCCCCGGGCCAATTTCACCTTCTCACCATCAAAGAAGAAGAACAACTTCCCCGCTCCGGCCATGGTATCCATTTCCTCTTTCGTCCAGACATCGCAGCCAATGACTTCCGGCAGCGGCGCGTAGGTACAGGAAATCGTCATGGGCGTCCCGGCGATGATGCCCGCGATGCGCCCGCAGTACTGGGCCGTCGTGTAGGTCTTCGTTTTCGTGCGGATGACCTTGTTGACGAAGTTGATGACTCCTTCCGTATCCGCCGTGCAGTCCGGCAGGATGGCCTTGATGCGCTTATTCTTATTCGTCCGCATCCCCTTGATCCAGGTCGCGATGGTGTCGATGTGGTTTTCTTCGATGTCCGGGATGACCAGGTAATCGAAGCGCTTGTTCTCGATGGCCTTGAGGACATCGGTATAATCTTCTGCATCCTTGCTGATGACTTCGGCGATGACTTTCTTCGGACTGTTCACATAGCCCCGGAGCGCCAGTTCCAGCTGCTCCCGGTTGCTGTCAGACAGTTCCTTGGGGATGTCATCTGCCGTGTACAGGTTCACTTCCGTCACCGAAGGCAGGGTCTCTTCCTTCAGGATCATCAGGATAATGCCGCGCTCGCTGCGCTCGATGGCGCTGATGCCTTTTTCTTTGAACGCGATATTAATGGATGGCATTTTCATGGGTTACGTCTCCTTTCCCTGATACCGCTGATGCAGTACCTTCATGATTTCTGCCGTTTCTTCTTTTTCCCGGGCGTCATAGTACTGGAAGGTCAGCGTCA